TAATGTGCTTCAGCGTAAGCATCGGAACGCAGGTTTATCGGAAGTTCGAGCAGATCGTTAAGGTTGCGGGTCGTCATCTTATCCTCGCGGGTAAGAAGATATTCATCCGTGTAAATCGTCATGATTGCACCCCACATTTGAATGAACTGCACATACGAGCGATGCAGCATTTCGTGTCTATAGCCCCACATTCATTGCACGCTACGACCTCGACCCAATCTGAGTGTTTGTGACACCAGCCTTCTTCTGCTAATGAGCGGAATTTTGCGTTCATTTTGATCCCCTTTCATGAAGTCCCCTTGACCTCATAACCCCACTTTAAGACCACGCCCCCGTCATGTCAAGTCTATTTAGGAAAAAAATAAAAAAAATTTCCAGCCCCATAACAACCCCAGAAAACAACCCCACCCGATAACCCCTGAACATTACGAAACCCCCTAAAAACCCCCTTAAAACCCCACTAAGATAGAACTACTCAGCAACAAACAAGAAGCCCCGAGTATCAGTAGAAGCCACCCGATCAGCAGGAAACTCCGTAGGATCAGAATTCTTCCCCAACCTCACAGTAACGTTGTCCTGATCATCAACACCCTCAACAATCACATGACGAATCCTGCCATCGTACTCAGCCTTGATCGCCGTACCCGGACGCAGAATTTTTGACATGACTATAGGTTACAGCAAGTCCAAAAGTTCCATGACCTCTAAGTCATCCTGCTCAATAGTTTTCCCACGACCCCAAGCAGATCCCACAGAAATTGAATCATTCCCACACGATCCAAATAATCCAACCGAACCGGTTAAACCTCCAGAACAAGAAACCTGTCCAGCAACAGATCCGAAAAGATCCTGAACCTGTGAAGTATCCCCACTAAAAGACCAAACATACCCCGCTGGAACGGGATACATGTCAGGTGCGGGAGGAGTCGGAGGAGTTGGTCCAACTCCCGAAATAGTTCCAAAAGAAACACTGTTCGCAGAAACAAATCCAGAAAGTGAAGGAGACCCAACAGATAGCCCACTACTGGAAGATTCATCAAAAACAGATCCAGTTTTATCCTCTGAAGGAACCCCGACAACGAAACCAGCCGTAGTCGAATTACCTACAACAACACCAAATGAGCCCTCTAACCCTACAACTGTTCCCGAAGAATCATTAGATCCTGAAACAAACCCAACATCACCCTCAACACCCGAAACGGTTCCTGAAGAATTATTGGAACCAAAAACAAATCCCGAATCACCTTCGAATCCTGTAACAAATCCAGAAGAAGAAACAATCCCTGTAACAACACCATCGAAACCTGTAGATCCTGCAGCGGATCCTGAAGAAGAAACAGACCCTGACGTTAAACCGTTAAACCCTGCAGTGCCAGAAACAGAATTAGAAGAAGTTGAAGAACCTTCGATAGATCCTGAGAAATTAAGAACACCCGAAACTGTTCCCTCAGAGTTTGAAGAACCTTCAACAAATCCGGGATGCCCTACATTCCCAGAAATAGAAGAAAACGTACTACTTTCACCTGAAACGAAACCTGTACCGAATCCGCCTAATGGGTTACTGTCAAGAACTCCTAACGTTTCATTGTCAAGAGTAAACAGTCCTGCCATTACGTTATTGTTTCAGTGATGTTCCCAATAGCAATCGTGTAAGTTCCCGGTGTTGCGTATGTTTGTGAAACATCTAAAGCCCGTGAACCATAGTAAGTTCCAGAAGTTGAAGCGGACCAGTACCCGAGATATTCAATCGTGGTAGATCCCGGTACATCGAAAACGATAGCCGAGGCGCTGGAGATAGAAGCCGAAGCCGCTGCCGCCCAATCAACAGATTTACGTGCGTATGGTGAAGCACTTACCTCACCGCTACCAGTCCCATTAGGGTCAGCAGTGTGAAGGCTTACATATGAAACCCCTGTGGCTAAACCTTCAAGCAGCAGGTTTTTACCTGCATCAACTAAACCTGCCATGATTAAACCTCTTCTTCTTCAATGATACGGGCTATATTACCGTGCTCGTCACGTTCAATCCTTCGGACGCGGGTTTTTCTCTCATCAGACATTACCACGTTCACGACTGGTTGATTCTTACTCATTGCTAAAGCAATAGCGTCAGCAATCGTCTTACTAATATCTTTTGTTGCCTCTTGAACAGGGATCTCTACACCATCTCGGTCTGCTTCTAATGGAAGATCCGCCATCATCCGATCCGAATAGCCGCCAATCGAATAGCCTCTAAGTTCGCCACGTTTCACCATGTCCCACGCTTCATCATTCCAAACAACTCCGAGGAATACCGTGTCTTTCGGGTACGTTGCCTCTCCCACAACAACACCATTGGAGTCAGTCATTTGAACCGTCCACGGTTGAGGCATAGTCATTACTTCAACCCATTCACCCGCTACAACGTCTGTGTCATGCTGGAGGAAAATTCTTCGATCTCCTGAACGAACCCATCCCCACACTGCGTTTTGTAATTCTTCAGAGTCTGTCCATTCCCCGTGAGCATCCATAAAGTCAGGAACATACAAAGGTCCGAGAGTGAATTGTTTCTCATCTGCTTTGCGAAGGATTGTTCCCTTACCGACAGGACGAGATTTCTCCTCACGATTGAATCTTTCAACCATCATGTCAGCCCACGTACGACCAGCGTCACCGCCCCAAGCATCCCACGCGACACGACCCGGTGATGGGAATCCTTCTTCCCCATTGTTCCAGCCTGTAGCGTTGGAATCATTCTCATGGCGGGAGAAGTAGGAAGACATTCGGCGGATGGTTTCTTCAGAGACTGCATCTCCTCGTGCTAACTGTGCAGCCCTAGCCCTACCAACATCAGTGAATCCTGATCCTGCGTGATCCTCAGCAATCCAGCCTAAAGCCCTTTTGCCAGCCTCTTGCACACCTTCAGGGGGAACGAAAGATTCTTTAGTGAGCGGATCGATTGAAGTGAGTGTGGACATTTTGTGTCCTACGAGTGTTTCGGTTTCTTTCCATCCTTCAGAAGTTTCCCGCCAAATACGGATCAATACTGCGGGATCATCAGGTTCAGCGGCTATAGAGAAGTCGCTATCTGGAACACCAAGAACGCCTTCAGTCATGATGTGCTCTATTCTGCCCCGAGCCCTGCCACCGCTAGAATTCCACGAAACGAAAGATCCTTCACGTATCGCTTTCTCAGTCTCATCCCCGAAATAGTGGATTTGCCGTAAACGTTCTTCAGCATCAGCCATTGTTGGGTAGCATCCGAAAGATTGGGAACCGTCTTCGGAATACACGCAGTATTCGCCTTCTTCCTGACGGATTATTTTTGTTACCCCTTCAGTTTCTACTCTTTGGATTAAACCGTTTTGGGCAATGATGACGTAGCCGTCACCTGTGATAACTGCTGACCTTTCGGGACAAGGTAGTCCTCGTATTTCTGCCAGACGGTATGCCGCTAAAACCCCTGAAGCGTCGTCACGTTCAGCGACCATTTGAAGTTGATCGTCTGTGAGGGAATTTATTTTATCGAGAAGATCCATGCACCTATTCTACGGGTTCAATAGGTAGTGCCTGAGTTACCACATCAACACTAGGGGTTTCGAAAGGAATTTCTATTTCGTTGCCCCTCATTTTGATCTCTTCGATTTGACTTTCTAGGATGTCCCACATTTCAAATGCCTTGACGCTCCTGATCACGGTGGATTGTTCTTTTGGAATTCCCATCGTGATTTCTTGGATCATGAAGTCCAGTTCTTCACCGGTCATGATGCACCTGCTTTCTCTAGGAAGGCTCTGTAAGCCTCCTCATCCAGCACTTCTATAGTACCACCCCTTCCTCGCGCTATCAAACGGGGGGTACGTGTAGTCGTGTCATAAAGTTCAATATCATCAGCCATTCGAGCAGCCGTAGGGAAAACCCTCGAAACACTAGCGTGAGTCTCAGTAATTTTTTCTATTGGAACCTCACGCCCAGATCTAGCAGCACGAGCAGTCGAACGAATAATCGCCTCATCCACGCTAATCGTTGCGTAGTAAGCCCGAACCTGATAGCCATTAGCCTGCGCTGCACTCATCTTAGCAACGAGCCCATCAATAGAGCCGTTACCAGTTCCATCTAGTACAACACTTATTCGCCTTTCAAAAGCAGCCTGCTGAACCCTCTTCGCAATGTAAGAAGATTCCTCATGAACAAACGCAGCCGCACCTTTATCACCTGATGAAACCAAACTACGGTATTCAGGGATCATCCCCTTGATCGCATCAGGATCAATCTTTGCAACAGTGTCATCACTGAAACCAGCAATCCTTCCTAGAGCAGTAGTTTTACCAGAAGCAGGTCCACCACCTAGCATCGTGTAAGTCGGATTCTGACTAGCCTTATATGGAGAAAGAATGTCCATCACGATACGGTCATGTAAAGCCGCCCGTTCAGCATTAAACATCGGGATACCTTCAGGAGTCCTCCCCGTCACGTAATTCCTTCCACTGAATTGTGAAAGTTCCTTAAACTCATCATCCCCAATTCGAGTTGATTGACCCAACTGCTGAGTCGGCGCGATACCAGTATCAATAATTTCATCCAACTGCTGCTGGCTCATGTCAGAAAGATCAGCATCCCTCCCCATCGGTAACAACACAATGTCGCAACGACACATCGGATGAATCGGTGGTTCCCCCATCTCAAACTCTTCATTAATAAAGATCGCCCCCGAACGATCATAGGTTGCGCTCTGTGAAGAACAATCCTCACAAAGCCTGTCATCATCGTTCGCAGACCAATACTTTTTATCCTCAACAGAAATGTAACCCTCTTTGACCCCTTGAGACCATGCCTGCCTTCTGCCCTCATGAGAAGCGCGGAGAATCTCAGTCCGAGCGATCATCTCAGAACGGTAACGGTGGATCCTCTGCGCGTATCTGTCAGTTAAAGAATCCGTCCGAGCCATCGCATCCGCGAAAGACCTGCCCCTCCCTATCTGTTCATTAAACGTACGTTCCCTGAAATTAGTTACCCATCCAGCCTGACGTTGAGTTAAACCAATATGGTCACGCAGAGATCTCCCTACCTGAACCCCCGTAAATTCGCCCTGTGAAGCCCTAGAAGCGAGATCCCGAACCACGTTGATCTGATCCTGTGTCACCTCACGAATAAGAGCCCCTGCCTCTTTAGAAGCCCACGAAGCCGCCTCAGGTCGAGCCGCATCAAATTTGAACCGCAACTCAGCCTTTTGAATGCTAGGAAGTTTAGTTCTCTTACCCCCGTCAATCAGTTCAGAAAGAAGTTCCTGCTGCATGAGTTCTTGAGCCTGATACCACGGTTCATCATTAACAAGATCCACAACGTATTGAAGGCTACGGTGTTGGATAGCGTCAAGGATTAAACCCTCATCCCTTTTGATTTGATCCTGTACCTGACGGACCGCATTCAAGTAGATCCGTTGGAATCTTCTCTGACTTGCGGTGAGTTCCTGCCGTGACGTTGGTGGAGTTCTTTGTTTGAACCGAAGCATCACATCATCGATTCAGTCTCAGGCTCCGGAAGGTCAGCGAGGGAACGCATATGCGCCTCAAGAACGGGATCAGGCATGATAACTCCAGCGGATGCCAGTTTAGAAACGAAATCAGCCACCTCAACGAGTTCAATACTGCTGACTTGACCATATGTGAGGTACGGGAGTTTATCGAGCCTCATAGCGTTTAATTTCAATAAACGTGGGATAGCGAATTGGTTCACTACCTCAGCGATTGATTTCGCTATAGAGTCCACAGCCAAAGTCCAGAGATCCACCTTCGCGGAACCCAAAGCGAAAGAACCTACCCTGTCAGATCCGAGTAGCAGGAAGTCGGACAGAAGACTCATTGAAATTCTTTGGTCGTATCGTTGGATGACGCCTCCAGTGTCAAACTGGCGACCTCCTGAAGCCGACAGCAAAGTAAGGTCAAAGATCCTGTTACCAGCCTCATCGTATGAAGCGGGGAACACAATCCCTTCCTGCTCATTCCTCTTCACATTCTGAACGATCTCAGTAATAGCCTGAAGAACCGCCTTCTGCTGAGGGGTTGCGGTATTCGACAAGTATTCTGGTGGAACGTATGCCATTGGGAGTCCCGCAAGATCCCGCTCAATACCAACCGCTTCGATCTCTTCAATCCTACGCTTGTAAAACCACGGGCGGTAGGCGTTACGGAGAAGGGAATATCCTTCGGGATTATTGCGGTTAGTGGTCGTGCGGAATAGGAGAGCCTTATCGATAGGGATCCTTGCTAGACCTTTACCACTAGACGGATCCATTTGGATCATTCCTTGAATGCCGCCGCTATCGTCAATCATCCATTCTTGCAAAGTTTCTTGAGCACGAACCGACCACTTACGCCAACCAATACGGTTATCGTTATATTTCGATTGCGTCTTAGGATCCCCTGTATAACCCCTACGGATTTTGTAAACAATCTCATGAAATGACCAGCCATAGACCAACATTGACAGAATGTTTTGAAGTGTGGAATCCCACGAGTCAGACATGTCATTCAAACACTCTTCAACGAATTGAGTGGTTCTTTCATCCTCACCCTCAACGTGCCATTCCAGTCGAGTAATGACCTTATCGATTGCATACAACATCGCCCCAATAACAGGGTCATTGTCGTGCATCTCACGGTAAACCTTGAACCCTTTAACACCCTGAAGGTTCGGAAGGAATTCTTCATTGATGTACCCGCCTGAGCGTTTGAGACCAGACGAACCAATCTCAAGGAACCCTACATGTTCTTTATCTTCTGGCATCTGCATTCATCCTCTGCGCGGTCAAGTACATGGCTTGAGCATCCGTGAACCCTGCTTCAACAAATGCACGATACATTTCGTGAACGGTCACGGCGAAGGTTAGAAGCGGAGTCATTGGTCAAGTGTATCGCCCTTAGTTAGAATGGTGGAATTTCGTTATCAGTCTGAGCCCAAGGATCAGGTTCCCGTACTGTCATTCGTGGAGTTGGTTCCCCTTTGCTGAATCGGATTGATTGCCCAATTTCTTCAGCGGTGATAACAGTTGTGTAACGGGTTTCACCGTTTTTTGTTTCATATTTTTCGATACGAAGTTTCCCAACCACAACAACTCGGGATCCTTTAACGAGATTCTCTGCTACTTGTTCTCCCAGTTTCTTCCACGCTTTCACATCGTAGAAAGATGCCTCACCGTCTTTCCATTCATTACCATCTTTGACCCTCTCATTCACGGCGATTGTCATTGTTGCGATTGAATCACCTGATTTAGTGAATCGAAGTTCAGGATCCTTAGTTAGGTTCCCAACGATTGTTGCCAGTGCAGTCATTACTAATCTCCCTCAATTTCAAATAATCCCAGTTCGCTGGGGATTCCATTGTTCCAGATCCTACCAGCCGCGACCCCATCGAAGTAGGATTTTTGAGGTTGAACGTGTGAGTCGCATTCAATTATTTTCGAGCACCTGTCGCAGTAAGACAACGCATCTTCAGCCTTATCCCCTGAAGTAGCGTCAAAGAGTTTAGGATCTGCCCCTTCACAAGCAGCCCCCTCCAGATTAAACCCCGTCCCCCTCATTCTTTGCGAGTCCTATCAATTTGAGCCTGCGAGAATGTACGCCCGTCTAGCCTCTTCTTGAAATGTTTAATGTTGTTTTGAGGGATCCCCACACGGGTAGTAGGAAGAAGAACACAAAGCAAATCAGATTCATCCTGAGACATATACCCCGCCTCCTCTATCGCCTCAAGATCAGGGAAAACGTCAGCGTGCCGCATCGTATCTTTATCCACTAAATGATCCTGCCTCCCACCCATCGAATAGATCACACGGAAATTAACAGGCAACGTGTACTCCTCAAGCATCGCCACCTCTTTCGTGTACGCATAGAACAGGATGTACGGGAAACGGTCAGCCAAGTCAATCCAGCCCTCAAGATACTTACGGGAGAAGAAGTCTCCAGAGTCATGAATTCGGACCGCCTGACCCCCGCTAATGATCCATTCCTGAACCTCCACAGGCAAATGGTCTATTGAGTCCAGCCCCGGAATCTCACGGATGATCCCTTTCGGATGGAAACGCTTGTGCGATAGTTCCCCCGCCATAACCTCAACCCATTGAGGGTTATCCCTCACAAGCAAAAGATTATTGAGATGCTTCCCCTTCACTTTCGGGAAAAGGTAAGTCCCATTCCTTGCGTAACAAAATTTAGCGCAAGCCCCCGCATTCGGACACACATTCATGTGAGATCCATCGGGTAGTTGAATGACCCAAGCGGGGAGGGTCCAGTTCCATACCCCGTCTTTGCGTAGTTCTTTATTCTGTGTCAATAACATAAACGAAGCGTATAGGGACTGCCCCGTCAGGTTATGTGCGACACGCTTGTTGGTTGGATGTTTACTCGGAGTCCTTGTTCTACGAGTATGTGGATGTATGCGCGTTCGATTATGCGGGATATGACTATGAGTTCTTCTTCGGGGATTTCGGATATTTTGTTTACTATTTTGTTTATTGCGTTGTCTAGGTCAGTAGTCATCGGGGTCACCGTATAGGAATTGTTCGGGGGCGGATGCTAGGAGCCCGTCTATTCTCCAGTAGGGCATTCCTTCTCGTGCGTATGCGGTGAGTGCTGGGTCACCGTTTTCGTCTATCCATTCGGCTATGAGCACCCATCCTGTGAGGATCGCGTTGTCCCCGTTGGATTCCATGTCGTACGCTTTTATGGATTGTTCGAGCATTCGTTCAACGTCCCACAAATGTCCTGCTGCGGGTTCCACTATGGGTTCTTCTTGGCTCATGGGTCAAGTCTATCCGCAATGATGCTCAGCCCACATAGGTTCTCCACGGAACGGGTTTGTTATTAGGCGTGCTTGTGCCAGTCCTGTCGAACGGTCAGATGCCCACGGTATGTATTTCCCTTGAGGGGATGGGTCTTTGTCCAGAGTGATCACCCCACCCGTGACAGTTTCAACCTCACGAATCATGGATCCGCAAGTCTGACACGGGTAGGGGTGAAGTGTGGGGATGGCTACACGCATCCGGTCATGCTAGTCGATTACATGAACTTCCGCTATAACTCCAATGGTGTTTCCCGTCACCGTAACGGAAAGCCGTCCAGAAGGCTCTATCCTGCCAGTAACGGTTCCATTTATTGATAGGGATAGTACGGAGATCACGGATCTCTTCGACCCTGTAGCCGCCTAATTTTTTATCTTCTTTGATCATCATATGCGTTAAAGGAACTCTCCAAGAACGATCCAAAAATTGGTACGCTCCTCTCGCTGAGGATGATTTATTAGCCGCACGATAGTTGTAATGCGATTCCCGTTTCATAATACATTTACGGAACGCTTCGTGTCTGGGTGAATACCATTTACCTTGATACAGGCTTGGCTGGTAGCCGTTCATATCTCGGGCTGCAATCTCTATTCTGTTGAGCCCATCCGCTTGAGCGGGATTGATTGTGATTAGTGATGCTGTTAGTGCTGCTGTGATTATTGTTATTAATGTACGCATGAAACTCCAATGCCAGAGGGTTAGGTCAGGCGTTGGCAATAGGCGACTCCTTTCACGCTGCTAGGCGCTTGATTTGTCTTCGCTGCCGTTCAGTTGTACCGCCCCAAATTCCAGTAATTATTTCGAAAGAAAGGGCATAGTTGAGACATTCAATTTTTACGTCACACTTTTTACATATGCTTAAAGCCGTTGAAGAGTTTTGCCCTGTTTGAGGGAAAAACAGATCATTATCGACCTGAGCACATAAAGCGTCTTGCATCCATTCTACCTGAGACATTTCTGACACCTTCCTGAGATAGTCCAACCAATAACCCCGCCAACCATCACGGCTAAAGCCCCTAGAGAAAGATTCCTGAAAACAATAATCCTACGATCAGTAGCAGTGACCCTCTTAGGTCTGCGTACGTTTTTCTTCTTTTTCATGAAACTCCTTCAGTAGTGAAAAGAACCGCTGAAATGGAAATCTGGGATCTTTTCCCGCAATACCCTCTCAGCCAATAGATATTTATCAACCATACGATCCTGTAATTCCCCCTCAGGAAGATCACGGATCCTTGAAGCGTTATCAGACACATCAGAGGCTTTAACTAATAAGCCGATAGGATCCGCCATAGCCTTACGGATAGTCGCCTCATATGCCGTTAAATCGCTTTCAGAGGATTCCTTAGTACAAGCCTTCACCGCCTGAACCACACTTAACGGAGTATTCATGTAGGAAAGATCCTCAAGAGTGTAATCAGTATCTTCAACAACGTCATGCAGAAATCCAGCCATCACAAATTCATTACCGAATCTCCATAACGCAGAACCAACACGAGCCACATGGAGAATATAAGGAACGCCTAGTTTGTCTGTCTGAAATCGGTGAGCATAGGAAGCAAATTCCAAAGCATCGTTAGGAGTCTGCAAGTCAAAATCAAACCTCAACATCAGCACTCTCTTCCTCGCTGGAATCATTCATGAGATACATATCTTTTAATTTCCCCATCACGTTGTCTCCTTAGCAATCAGTGGTGGACCCCAAGTACGTTGCCCTGTTTCCCTCGTAGCGATTGTTGCCCTGTCATCGTAAACTGTGATCAGAATTTGACCTTCAATATCGAGATTAGATCCATCAGCCACAAACGTTCTCCGAATCATGCGATCCCCTCTGCTTCCTTCCAAGTATCAGCAACATGCACGTACCGATCAACCATGCCTTCCCCATCACATATCTCGCAAGCCCCGTCATAAACAACAACACCGTTGTCAATGACCATGACCTCCCCAACGCCCTCACATGTATCGCAAGTAACCTTGTCAGATTTTTTAAGTGATTTCATCCATTCCATTTTGTACTCCCCTCAGAGTCGCGCAAGCCGCGCAGTCATTTCCCTCATAAGTCCAAGCGCCACAAATGCACCGCCGAACCTTTTCATCTACCCCACCAACTCGGTTTGATAGTTCCCTCATTATTACATCCTAACGATTAGATTGTTCACCTTTTCGTAAAATAAAAGCCGTCACATCCAATGGAGGACAGTAATCGTCTCCGAAGTTTTCTGGACGATATTGCGTGAGCCAGTCAGCAACTGTTGCAATTACGGCTTCAGCAGTTTCACGAGTATCTGCCCATGCACCTAGATTACGTTCAATCTGGTGAACCAAAACATCATGCCCCGCTATTAATGCCTCCGCTTGTTCTTCTGTCATCATAGGTATCTCCTTGTGTAGGTTGCCTACCGTTCCCCGAATGCTACCACGGTGAGGTTCAGTTTGTCTTTCTTGAACGTATTCTTCCAACACATAGATTTTGCATTTGTTTCTCTTCTCCGAAAGACGACAAATCTTTTCAACCTTATGCAGAACAGACAGAGCCCCTGAAGCCGTGCCATGATGCCAGCCCGTAGCATCCGAAAGATCTTTCCAAGTCATGCCCAAGGATCCAGAAGAAGCAAGAAGCCTGATAACGGTTTGCTGCCTGTCAAGAGTTTCTCCTGAATAGTCAGCGGTCACGGCACGGGTCTTGCTTGTGTCACTCCCTGACCAGCCACTTGTACCAGCGTAAGGAAGTTCAGGTTCTTCAAACATTTCAACATCTTGAAAACTCATGCTTCCTCCTCCTTGTACCGCTCGGCATATTCTTTGGCTCCTTTGAATCCCTCGCAGTCATCAATGACTAGCCAATCGCCTGATGGCTCTTTAACGCAGATAGTCCACCAATTCCGATAGCGGGTCTTATACCCTTCGTCATACCAGTAGCGGTGAATCCAGAATTGTCCATCCTCTGATGTGTAGCCTTTGTCACCGTGCCGATTCCACTTCATGATTCCTCCTCAGTCATTATCTCTGGAATTGGGTGTGCTTCGCACGACCACGCGATGATCGTTCGCGCACCTTGCGGAGCAAACAACATCACTTCAGTTGCGGTCTGTATCGTGTCACGCTGGCAAACTGTGCAACGGTCGAAAAGTTCTACTCCGGGATCAACTTCCGTTGCTACCTTCATGCTGCCGCCTCCTTGACTTTCATCTTTATCGCAGAGATCATTTCTTCCAGAAAATAATCATCAACAAACTGTGCTCCACCCATGCTTAACTCTAACCAGTAACCACTTGTGTCATCACCGCTAATACTGAAACTTGCATTAGTACCGCCACCATCTTCTACGGTAACTCTAATCATGATTCCTCCTTAGTATCCAACTACGAGACCGTTTCTGTCCCGCATTCTTTCTCTGACCGCGATGGCAATCAACGCGGCGTGCGTAGTGCAAAGGATCGCGGCGTAATCACCATCACCCATGCTCGTGAGCAGCATGCCTGACCACTCGGGTGGCAGTAGGTACTTTATGTCGCGCTCGGGGTTTTCTGGGTCGCTGAGAATGGTTGCCGTGCAGCCCTCCCAATCGCACGCAAACTTGTATGCACCTGTCTTAGTGCCTTCCCAACTCATGCTGCCACCTCCACTTTGATTTCTTCCGTGTCCGACAAATCGAAAACGTAACGGTAGGAGAACCACAGTGAGTCGCTTCCACTTTCCGAATCAGCCTTCTTTGTGATCGGCACAAGGATCGCGATTCCTTTAGCCCCCTTCTTCACGGAACGACCTACCTTCTTCCAGTCATGGAACCCCGCGCACTCGACTGCATCCGCTCGCTGCCCAAGAATCAGACAAACATTTCGGAATGAGTACCTTCCAATCAGCAACGGTGCTTGTGCCGACAGTTCTTCTTCTGTCACCCCGGCTGCGAAAGCATCCGCGATTGTCTTCAATGATGCCAAACGCTCTTTACGTTCTGTTACTGTCATTTTTGTCATTTCATTTTCCCCTTAGAAAGAATAATCGTGGTAGTAGTCTCGACTACCAATTCGCAGTGTGTTGCCATCAACATAACCCGACTGGCGGAATCGACCATCCTTGCGGATCGTCCAGTGTTCACGGTAACCATTGGGATCAGGCTCGTACGTGTAAGTTTGAGAATCACTCATCCCATTGTTATCTACGCGAGTCACAATGTCTCGCACAATCACAACTGTTTTAACTTGACCTTTTTTAGGACCGCTTTTGAAACGATCAACTTCTACGATTGTTGCCGCCTTGCGATCTGTCCACATCAGGATGGTTACACCCATTCCAACCGCAGGTTCAAAAGTAGCAACTCCGTCTTGAATCATGTTTACGAATGATCCGTATCGCATTTTTTCCTCCTCAGTTTGAGAGCCCCCTTGACTCTCATATTCTCAGTGTAACATACCGTCCCCGTAACGTTACACGGGGGGTGCATCTTAAAATTATTTAACAACCTGCAACTCTGACAACGCCTCCGCTTGTTCCTTCGCTTTATTCAAAGACCAGAAATACATACTGTCTATTGGTTCATCCTCCAAATAAACAGCCCACTTCATTATGCAGTTCGAATACGTACACTCACAATAACTTTTCACCTGAAATTGAGGATCAATCAACAACGTATAGACCCCTGCCATTTCACGTTTCCAAACAGTCATGACTTCACCTCGTTTTCGTAGTATTTAACAGCAGACATTAAAGATCCAAATTTGCCAAAAACTTCTTGTTTCCTTTTTAAGGATTGACTACTCATCTGCATTAAAACCCATTGCCCCTTTAATTTAACAATCCAGTATTGACCACTGTAAGTACAATAAGAGGAACCTTTACCAGCAGGTTTAATCCATCCGTAAGGTGAACGCATGTCACTTTCCTTCCACGATTGATTCAAACATTTCAGGGTCGGTCATCTCAACGAACATGCCGATCTGAATCAAACTTTTACTGTTAATGATTGAACAAATGTTTTTGAATTGAGAAGGATCGGTTTCTTTGATGTACCGAGCCACAACGCTAAATTCTTTGGTGCTCATTTTTTTCCTCCTTTGTTGGTCCCCTTGACCTACAACTTCACTTTAATGCCACGCCCCCGTAGTGTCAAGTCTATTTCAAAAATAATTAAAAAAGTTTTCCCCACCAAAACCGCCACAAATTTATCTAAGGTAAAAGTACCCAACCCCCTCACGAAAACCCCTTAAAAGCCCCTCAAATCCCCACCTAGATCCATTCATTCGATTTGGTAATACCCATAGGAGCAGCGATCAAAGGCTCCCAACGAGGAGGTTCAAACAACGCCAAAAGAACCGCCTCCGCACGATCAGGAGAACCAATCCCACGCTTAGACATTTCCATCTTCGATTCAATCTGCAACCTGCCAGAAGAATTAGCACGATACGAAGGAGCCGCCAACTGCATCATCGTTGAATGATCAACATCCAAAGCAAGATCCTGATATCCATCCTCATTCGGTTGCAACGCCTCTCGACCAGTCCACCACATCTCAGCCCGTTGATTAGCAAACTGCTCACGATCATAAGCAGATTGAGCAACATTCACTGGAACAATCACAGCATCATGCCGCCCATCAGCCCCCCACTCTTCCAGTAAACCAGCAACACCCCAGCCCACACCAATAGCATCAATCTTCACACGAACCTTTTCCCTAGTCCCCTGAGCAACATGAATCTTCTGAGCAGATTTAATCGCATCCAAAACACGCCCAGCCACCTCAATAGGAGATCTATTACCCCGAGAAGTATGAACAATAGAAGCCGTTTGACCGTGAAGCCTCGCAATAACAAATTCATCACCACCATCAGCCGCAACGTCCACACCTAATTTGATTGGACCGGGATCAGATTCCAACCCCATCGCCTGCTCAATCCATTCCACAGGAATAACAGAAGTTTCAGAAGTACGAGGAAACCTCGCATAAACACGAGCCTGAACGAAAGGAGATTCATTACCAAAAGCACGAGTTACATCATCAACCCATTCCTGATCAACCAGATTACGAGACCAAGCGCCAACAGGTTCTCCAGTGAAGTTCGGTGTATCAAAAGCACTGATCGGAATCACGTTATACAAATCAGAAGAACAAGAACGCTCAAACCATGACCCAACGTTATTCGTTGGAGGGTTTCCTAACAACAACAAACGAGTGTGCTGACCAGTCATCAACGCTTCAAGAGCCTGACCGATTGTGTTCGATATACCTCCAGCCTCATCCACAACAATAAGAAGATTCTCCGAGTGAATACCTTGAACAGCAGACTCGTTATGTTCAGCAGGAGAGAAACCATCCGCAACTATCTGATTATCAATTTTCCATTCAGTTGTAAACACTTCACCCGGAAGATTATGTTTAGCAGCCAAAGAACGAATGTGAGACCAGAGGATCCCTTTCACCTGACGAAAAGTAGTAGCAGTGGTAACTACCCTTACTGATCCCGGAGGATGAACAACAACCCACCAAGCAATCGCCCGAGCAGCAATATGAGATTTTCCGGGAGCGTGACAAGCAGGAACCGCTGTACGTTTATTGTCTCGAACAGATTCAAGGATCTCAATCTGTTTAGACCAAACACTTTCTCCTAAAACATTAGTAACGAAAGACACAGGACTTTCCCTGTATTTGGAATATGGGTTAGAAATTTCTGATTCCATCGCCTTAAGCAATGCTAATCGTTCAGGTTGATTCAAAGAAGCAAACAACAATTCCCGAGTTTTGGGATCCGCATCAGCAATTTCATCAATCAGCGGCACTTTAACCCCTTACTCGGTCACCCTATTTTTAAGAATCTCACTGACTTTCTCCTGAAGTTCATCGACACTAACGGAGATCTCAATAGCGCCACCGTCAGCACCAACATGCTCAAGCCTGTCGCTACGTCCCCACCTCTTCGGATAAGACCTCTCCAGATACCACGCTGCTGCCTGCCAAGTCCCATCCACTGCGGCTTTTTGAATCAAACCAACGTTACGCATCTCAGCCTGAGCGCGAGCCTTTTCAACCGCTTCTACAAAATCAACGTAAATTGTTTCTTCGGGATTAGCCTCAACACCATCTTGAATCAACTGTCGTTCAGAGATCCCACGTTTCATCCACTTATAGAACACCTGTGGAGTGATCCCCGCGTAACGTGCTGAGGTTTCAATATAGTTTCCCTGCTGAAGGGATTCTACAATTCTGGATTGCCTTTCAGGATTTAGTTTAGTTTTCGCCATACGTTGATACTACACGGTAGTAGTGCTACGCGAAAAGTTGATCAGGTTCAGGAAGTGGCATTGTTTGAGTTTTGGGTTTCCGTTCACTGCGCAAAAATATGTCGAAAGCCCGTTCTTTGTATGGATCCTCCACAGTGAAATCCTCATTCTCAACGTAGGATCCTTCTTCAATAAAGTGTTTGAAGCCCCGTCCCATTCTCTTACCCCTCAGAGTATGTTTATCGATAGCAACGTCAGGAACCTCACGCCATTCAGGTTGTTCCAGATAGTTCATCACAAGCGCGTTATCTACCGCCCGAGATTTTTTAGCCCTCGAAAGAATCATCACCGCATGAACAATAAACATATTCTCGGCTGATTTTTTTGCCTTCTTGAAGTCCAACCAATTGTCATATAACGCCCTGATCTGAGCAGGAAGATGGGGTTCAGCCAATCCAATATCTTCGCTAGTAATGATCAGAAGCCTCCGCCATACGTGCTGCCCGTATCCTGATTTATCAAGTTCAGATGCCCAGTAAAGAGCCTCTTCTTCGAGCCCTCTACGGATACATTTCTGCATAGCCGATACAACCTCAGCCCACTCATATCCATTTACGGTTGGTGGAATCATGTTTTTTCTTTCCATTGTGTTTCCCCTCAATAGTTTGGTTATTCCCCCACTATAGCAGTACCCCCCCTTATTGCAACGATTTCCCTCAATCTTTTTTCTGCCATGTCACGATCTTTGAAAGCGGAATCTATCACATCGTCCCATTCCACAGCCCAAACCCAGACAGCGTACGTTTTCCCATTCCCCACTACGGGTATGGATCTTTCAACAATCTTGCCGCCCATCAGTACGGTAAAGCCATATGACGCATAGCATCATGGGATCTTTTAGTGATTGTGTCTTTCTTATTCCGAATAACGTCACTACCGAAATACTCTCGAAGAAAAACATTCGCTTCAAACTCAACAGCCATAGAACGATGTTGTGCCTGACCTCCAGCCCCCTTAAACGTTTTGGTTTGCAGGAACCCGTAATGTAAATCTTTCCACACAATACGGTGATGATAAGCATTCAGTGAAGAGATCCAATAGTCACATACAGTCGTGGCACGTTTATGCCAATAAAGTTTTGAGCCTTTCAGAAGACCCATTGAATGCCCCGGTATAAATCCCTTAATCGCAAAAGGTTGCTGAGGATGAACAAACACTGGACGTACTAGATGATTGAACCCGAAAAGGTAAGCCCCGATTTCTTTCGCCATCCATGCCTGCCGTTGAATCATTTCTCTAACTACATCAGGTTCAAACGTAGAGTTTTTCCCCGGTGGGCAGGTCCAATCCCTCATGTAGGCAATGTCATCATCAAGCATAAAAATGTTGCCAAATTTTTCGTAGATCCATTGCCGTTTCAATGGTAGCCCGATCACATCATTCGGGTGAGTGATTATTTCGCAATTAGGATTATGTGCTTTGTATTCAGCCGCTTCGGATTCTGGAACACATATCGCCAACTCGTGAACAACTTTTGCCGTCATAACGTTATCTGCCCTTTTAGATGAAGGACAAATAATTTTGACTAACTCTTCCATAATTCCTGCAATCTCTCAACAGTCACTACATGAGATCTCGCAGTCTTCGGACCTTTATACGACTGCTCAACCCTTAACCCAAATTTTTCATACAACCAAACAGTGTCAATCTCGCTTTTAGCAATCACAACAACATAGTCATATTTCTCATTCATGCGGGCAACTATTGGGAAAATTGGAGATTCTTTAACCTCTTTCTCCATCACCATTGTCAAAGATTCCAACATGCTTTCATCAATACCCGGAACTACTCCAGTCTGAGATAAAAGTTCCGCTAACACTGTTTCATCCCATGTCGCCAGATTAGCCGTTGCGTTATCCGCTAGTCCACGCCTCATTGCTTGGATCTCATTATCATCAACCCAGTAAACGTTTACATGACTCCAGCCTAAAGCCTGAGCCGCCCGATACATATGGTTCCCTGCAATAATTTTTTTACTCTTTTTTTGAGCAACTATAGGTCGATGCTGACCAAATTCCTCAAGACTTTCCACTATTGCAGAAATGTTACCTTTCCGAGCATTCTGATCATCTAACTTCAGTTCTTCCATAGGAACACTCACAACATCCATTGGATTAAATTTCTCTCCCATGTCTTCCCCTACCTCTCTGCAATGAATTCAAGACCACAATCCGGACAAGTAACAGGTTTCGGTGGTGAAGGTTCCACGTAGTTTGGTTCCAAAGGAGGAACTAAAGGAACAAACCCAAACATTGAAACATCAAACCCAACCGCATCTAAGTCCAGAAGTTGATCCGCAAGAAGAACATCATCAAAATCAGATATATCCCCCGTACGATTATCTGCCAAAGCGTAAGCCCGAACCATGTCGTAACTCCAGTCAGAAGGAACCCGACTAATAGTTACCTTCTTCCAACCCAACTCTCTAATTGCAGTCAGCATCCCATTGCCAGCAATAACAACGTTTTCCCAAACTACTAAAGGTTTCCTAACCCCAAATAATTCTAAACTTCCTTTGATTGCGTCAATGCTTTCTCTGGAATGTTTCCGTGCATTCTTTGGATCCAAAATTAGAGAATCAACATCCACATTTTCAATGTTCATGAATCATCCTGAGGAGGTTCAAATTTCAAACCAGATTCCACAATTCTTTTCACAGTGTTCGGAGTGATACCAGTTTCTAAAGCAATCCCATACATGCTCCAGCCCTGAGACATCATCCCCGCAACACGGGCACGCCTATCAGCCGACAATTCTTTATTACGTTCAATGTTCCTTACGATTGTTTCATTAATGTCCCGAATAATTTCTAACTCAATTCGTTCAATGTCATCAGGTTTCCGCAACGGTCTAGGCATTTTTTTCCCCTTCAATAATTAAAGTTAATTGATCATCTCCCCGAATCACGGGCATAAAAATAATCATCCTTACAAATTCACCCGAATCATCTGGAATAATCCCAGCATCAACGAGCCCGTCAATAGCCGCTTTTACAGATGGATTACAAGCAGCAGTATCCTGCAAACGACCCATCTTTTGAAATGGTTGAGCAGTCACGTTGATCCATTTCATTTTTGGTACTTTTTCTTTTTTTACAATCCACGTAAAAGCCTCCCTCCATTCCCGATTATGTGCCGCTCTAGCCCAACGATTACCCGCCCTCTCCGCATTTGTTGTCAGAGGTTTTTTCGAGTAAGTCAAAATGTGCGGCATTGACCGACCCTATCATGTTTGCACCCCTCCTTCATCATCCAACAATACAGTTCCATAATGCAAAGTCACAGGGATAGCCGAAGGATCATCATTCCTATGAACAAGAAGACCCAAATCATAAGAATCCGCACGGTGAGATTCAACCCAACCATGACATCCCTCAGTCCCACTACCACACAACCACAAAAGATTAGCGGGTGAATTAATCATTTTGTTCCGCGTCCCGCCCATCCCTCTAGGTTTTCTGTGATGTAAAGACCATCGCATACTTGATCCAGTCCCACACCTTTCGCAACACCAGCCACTTCTGTGTTGAATTTTCTCTACTACTGCTCCGGGGATCGCCACGGTTCCACCTTCATTTTCTCTTTGAACCACTCAGGCATCGGAACACCCGGAACGTGAGCCAAAACATGTTGATCCATCGCCCTTCGAGAATAGTTCTTCCACGCAGTCACAAGGTGAGCAGGCATCAACATATCGGTGGTCAAAGAATAATGACGATTCACATATTCACGAGCAAAATCAACCGTCATCCTTGGAGCCTCTTGCTGAAACAAATCCCACCACGCCTGAACCCGAACATCATCGATTCCCTGCCTCTGATCATGACCATTAGCCAAAACCAAAATCAATGCAACTTCCGCCTGCTTCATGACCCTAAAGAATCCATGTCACGAAGAGCCGCCCGTTCGATCACGCTCATAACCTCAACCGCCTTCTGTCCAGACCTGTTGCTACGAGGAGGAAGAGCACTATCAGCCCATCGCTCACCATTCAGCCATGTCGAAGCATGAGCCGTGAATTCAGGATCACGATTAGGATCTAAAGCGTAACGCTCCGCCCCCGCAATTATACCCTCTGCAGTTTCTTTCCTCACTGCTTTGTTCCAAGCGAGTTTCGCTGATGCCTTAGCATTCTTTCGCGGATATATTTTCCAGAATTCTTCAAACATTGGATCAGGATCAACAGGTTTACGAACAATCTGCCTAGAGTCTGCTTCAATTTGGTATGTATTAAGTTTGTCTGCTTCCGTATGCAAGTTTCTTTGCCACCCCTGTAAAGAATTTTGGGAGGGGGTAGTGCAAGAATCTTTACCACCTATAAAATTTTTTGATACGTTCCACCGAACAATATACATATTCGTTGTCTGGTCTCCACCCTCACTAGCCCTCCCTTCAATCTCAATCGCCCCAACATCCACGAGACAATTTTTTGCCGAATCCAGAGTAGGCATAGACACATTCATTGCCTCCGCAAGTCTTCTCCGAGAAGGAAACGCATAACCTTTCCCCATCGCAAAAGATCTCAAAATCAAATACAGTCGAATCCCGTTAGAAGTTATCTCAGGATGAAACAGAATCCAATGTGGTATCTGTTCAAAAGCACCCCGCTCAACTTCGAGATTCCCTAATTCCTCATTCATTCCATCTCCCTCACTAGATCGAAATTAAACACGATTAGAAGCCCTGAATCTCCAGAAGGTCTAACCATCCCAGAGATACAGGAAATCCAGCGAATTATGCCCCTAAACGCTTCTTAGAAGCCGCGTAAGCCCTACGGAGTAGTTCCTTCTCGGATGTTGAAATGTCTAAAGAAGGAATTTTCTGAGCAACCTCAGACAAACCTTCAGGATCAGCCACTCCCTCAAACATTTCCAACAACTCCTGAACCTTGCCAGAATCAGCATGTTCCTGTCCAACAACCTCACCAACAACCGCTTCAGTCGATCCATTCTTATACAACGAAAGACCAAACTGATCTCCAAGATTCATCGCAGAACGTTTCAAAGCCTGAGACTCAGCCGTCTTAATTGCCTGATCGTGAGCATCCGCTAAAGAAGGATTAGTTGCGTCACCTGCCGCCCATTCAGAATAAACAGCACCAACAACAGACAACTCACAACATGCCCGATAAATCACATTCCACCGAACCACGCCATCCTTCTTAGAAACCACTTCCCTTTCGGAAACCAACTCCATATCAGTCACAACAGAAGACCAAGCAGTGAACCCAAAAATCTGATTCAAAGTACGCCGTATATCCCATGCCTCAACATGTGAGAATCCTTTGCCATCCTTACTTACTCGAATAGGATCAATAGGTTTCAAAAGTTCCTGCATTTGCTCATTACTCAGATTCATCATCTATTCCCTCAAGATCAATCGCATCCAAATCTGGAACGATACTGACATTTATTTTCTCCAACGTGGGTTCCACCCCCGCCAGTATTTCCCCACTAGCCACATCAATCACATTTCCATGATCAACAACGGTAGTGGATTTTATTGCATCCATATTCGGTGAGTACGTGACACGAAGAAGATCTTCCCTCTTAGCCTCAACAGCCCACTGAACAAAAGTGGATTTATCAACTGTAACACCAGCAGACTGAGATCTGGTCTTCAAACAACCATCGGGAAGTTCAACAGATTTCTGACCAGCCATCCTTTGTCCAATAGCGTACGCCTCAAGATGATTTGCGAAAAATTCCATCTCACCAGAGATAGTGGAATTCACACGAACAAGCCAATCATCAATCCTTGACCTCTCAGAAGAAGCCAACACCTCATGACGTTGAGCCTTCTGAGCCAACTGCCGATATTTACGCATAGCCCAAGCAGCCTTCTCATCCGTATCAATACGAAATCCCTCATTCATTTCTGACACTCTAATCTCCATTCCCGCTCACCTCGAGCGACATAAATAATCGTTCGATCTTCTTCATTCGTAACCAGATTAAACGGACAAGTCGCCACCTCAAACAACACTCTGTCCTCTAATTTCTTCACAATCTTAAAAAGATTCAACAAATCTTTTGCTTTCATTTTTCTCCCTCAAATTTTATTAAGATTAAGCCACGTTCTCGTAGCAGGATGCCCAATAAGCCACCTCCCCAACATTCTCTGCGTATATCCCTACGTATTCTTTTTTAACAGATACTTTGCCGCTTCGGATAAAGAGCCTCCGAACAGTGTAATCATCCGCCCCCGTCAAGGTAACCGATACATAATAACCGTTAGAAACTGGAAAGAAAACCGTTGAAGTAAAAACTTTGCAACGTCCACCTGAAATGGCGAACATGTTTCCCATTCCAATTTGTTCCCTCAATACATGAGCATCAATTTTTTTACCATCAGCAACTTCCTCTTCAAAGGTGCTTAATGTGACCAACATTTTAATTTCTGACAGTTTCATTATTCCCTCTCCGAAGGATTCCCTCGACCCTTACCCCCAAACTGTAACACACCTCCCCCGTGGAGTCAAATAGGGGGTCAAAAAAGGCGATCCCCCGGAAGGTGAGGGGTTCCTTCCGAGGGATCTAAGGGAGCAACGCTCGACCCTGCAACTATTCTAGCGGCATTCTCGACGATGCCTCGACAACGCACTAACAGAAACCAAAGATCCAGAATCTCGCAGAACATTAACAATCACCTGTGAAGACATCATAGGATTACCTAAAGCCTCCAAAAGAACAACGCGATCATCACCTTCAAAAGAATCAACAATCGCACAAGTCTTACACTGCTGACCGTCAAGCCTTAAAGGAACTGATTCAAATTTAGATCGAAGACTCAACGTATAGTCCCATTAAGTTTCAAATTCATCTCTTTACGAACCTTCATCAAGTCCTTAGTAGAAATTCCTTTAGCAATAGCAAAGTGCATAGGATCATTCCCAGCCTTTGTTTGATGATGTGGACCCTTATAGGTCACGCCCGGAGCCAAAGAAGAAGCACCCCACAAGAAAACATAACGACCATCAGCCGTTTTGTACTCTTCCAGAATCTTAGAAATTTTCTTTGCTTTCCCAACAGGCATCTTCGAAGGAAAAGTATGAGCCCCAATATCGTCACTCCAACAATCAATAGCGTAACCCGCATGATCAGATACCGCGTCTCCCATCCGTATCTGCCTGAAGTTAAAACTCCAAGTATTACGTTTCGATAACGGTTTGATCTCATCATTCAATCGAGCAGCCAAATGAAGAAACAAAGGCAAGCAAGACCTACGAGTACGGATCTTGATTTTTGTACCCGGAATTGTTCGAGCCGACAACAAAGGAGACGACCACGATTTAATCGCCTCATGACCAGATGTAGTCAAAGTCATTACATGTCCCCTTCCGGCTCCGCCACAGGAGCATCAGTCAAATCAGGTTTCTTTCCTATCAAAGACGGATCCGAATGATCACCAATCTCAGCCGACACAATAGAAGTCGCATACGACAAAAGACCCGCACCAATCGATACGCCAAGAATCGTCATCCAGTCAGCCGACAACGCATCAAAAACGCCCACCGCAGCAGACATAGCAAGGAAAGTCTGAGCAACAGTCTTCAGAGCCCTCTCACTTGCCAGAATCCAAAAGGATTTATTGAACATTATTTTCGTCCTCCTCCAAGGGAATTTCCCCATCCCCCACAGCATACCTGCTAGAACGTTCAGGTTTGAAAAGACGCACATCCTCGTAAGCCGCCCCACCAATATAAGCCGCGACAACAGCCCCAATCAATCCGAAACCAGACAAAACTAAAGTCTCTGCCAGAGCCGTATCATCCCAACGAACCATCACGTAAACGATTACAGTCACCCCAAAAATAAGTGACCCAAAAACCGCCCTCCTCCGCAACTTCCAAGAAGGAACCCCCTGCCTCACTTCAAATCCTCAACGTCTTCTTCCAGCAACGCAACATCGGATTCTAAACGTAATACAGCCGACTTCAGGACACTTATGTCTTTCACGACCCCGTCCATTTTAATATGAAGATCCGTCAAACTGAAGCCTCCATTTGTTCGAGGCTGAATCTGATACGTTGAATCTTTAATCTCTTTAACAATTCTTGACTCAAGCCTCCTATTCGCCCAACGTAAAAACCCGGTAACCACAACAATCGAAGCAGACACGGCAAGGAAAATCTGTAAGATCAAATAGAAGGATTGTGGTTCCAAGGTAAACCTCCGCACGGGATAACAGTTCCTATATGATACCGAACATGGCTACCCGTACACGTAAACCTATCGAACATAAAACCGAAACGAAAGAAAGCACCGTATCGGATCACTACCCATTCAAACATTCTCTTGACACAGGAGACCGTGGAGTCCTAGTTATGTGGGCACAATCCAAACTCATGAAACACGGACATTACGAAGGTGATCTTGACGGCAGATACGATCGTGAAATGACCCTCGCGGTACGCAAGTATCAGGAAAAAGTAGGGCTTAAAATTACGGGTGTCATTGACCGAAAAACTTGGGACTCAATGGCAATCAACAATAAAGATGTGACTTAATTCTTG